CCGTGGGACAGGCCTGCGCTTCCGGGTGCAGTCGTGAGCAAAGACATCAGGCACGCTCCATCATCAGCTGCTCGGGAGAGGTCTTGACCTCGAGCTCAACCTCGGTGCCACCACCCTCCTCGTTGTCACTCATCATGCTCTTGAAGTCCTCGCTCTGCGCGAGGGCCTTGACCTTGCTGGCGAGCAGCGCCACGTCGCGGTCGCCGACCACGCCGGACAGGTTGATCTCGATCCCGGACCCGCTCTCGGCAGCGGCATCGGACAGCATCGCCAGCCCGCGCACGAAGTCCACAGGGAACACCGTCTGGTCACCGGAGAAGGTCGGGTAGTTGCCCTCCATCCCGCCGGCGGTGAGGGCCTCGTTGAAGGCCTTGACCAAGCCGTTGAGCGCCGATGCGGAGAACTTGCCCTTCGGCAGCTCGAGCATGGCGTCGGTCTCATCCTGCATCTCGCCGGCCTTGCCAGCGTACTCGTCCTCGATCTGCATCGACATGTCGTCCTTCATGGTCGCCTCCTCAGGCGTCGGGGGTGGGGAACGTCTCGATCATGGCTTTGGCGGTCGACCCTGTGTCGGCCAGCACGCGCTGGAACTTGGCGACCTGCGCCTCGTGGTTGTCCTTCTCGGCGGTGGCGCGGGAGATCTCGCGCTCGACCTCTCCGTCCTCGACCTGGCGCAGGCCGCGCTGCTTCATGATGCTCTCGCGGTGCGCCTTGTCCCGCAGCGTGACGTTGAGCCCGCGGTCGTGGAAGCCGTCCCACTGGGTGTCGCCCCAGGCCCACGCGGTCTTCGACGGCATCGAGACGATGATGGCAGAACCGCCGCCACACTGCGGGCAGGTGACCTCGTTGAGCCTGTGCTCGTACTTGCGCAGCTTCGAGACGAGGTGCCCCGACCTGCAGCGGTACTCGTAGATCGGCATCAGACCACCCCGCCGGGCGGCAGGACGTTGGCGACCTGGGCCGGGCTCGGGCCCTGGAGCATGGTGGCCGCCGCTTGGTCAGCAGCGGACGGCAGACCCGGCGCCTGGGCGGAGACACCGGCGGGCGGCGGCGCTTCGTCGGGGAGGAAGTCCTCGGGCAAGTCGTAGCTCCGGACCAGCGCCTTCAAGATCTTGCCCGGCGCCACACCGAGCTGGGTGAGCAGCGGCACCAGGGTCTGCAGCTCCTGCTTCTTCACCGCGTCGGACATCGGGGTCGAGCCGCTGTCCTGCGCGAAGTATCGGAAGTCGGCGGTCAGGTCGGAGCCCCGGACCACGCGCGACTTGCCGCCCAGCCGGACGATGATGTCGCCGTCGTCCATCAAGGTGGCCAGCATCACGACGTAGGTCTGGGCCATCTGGGAGATCGCGGCGTCCCGCTCTCGCGCCTGCCGGCCGATCTCGCTGGCGCTGTAGGCGGCGAGCGCGGTGACCTCGGTGGCGGTCGCCTTGGTCGCCTGCCCACGGGTGAAGGGCGCCATGACGGAGCCACGGGAGAAGTCGCTCTCGACCTGCTGCTCGTAGACCTCGAGCTCGGGCGGCGTCGGGCTGTGCGGCACCGGCACCACGGCAGAGCGCAGGTCCTGGCCAGGCGACAGCTCCACCTCGATGAACTCGCCGTCCTGGCCTTGGGCGATCTTCGCCATCGCCTCGGGGTCGAGCACGCCCTTCTCAACCATCCACTGCCGGGCCGCTTTGCGCACGCCGTTGGCTTGGAAGGTTCGCATGGTGTTGATCTCGACAACCTGATCGTAGACGCGGCGCAGGGCCGAGTACCCACGCAGGGGCTCGTCGGGCTCCCGGCTCATGTAGATGGGCACGATGGGGACGACGGGCCGGTCGCTCGACGTGCGGAACGGGATGCCGTCGAACTTCTCGGCGGTCGGCTCTTCGTCGTCGTCGCCGTCCGTCGCCCCGACCTCGAGCTTGATCCCGTCGTAGAGCATCTTGTTCCCGCTCGCGTAGTCGGGCGACCACACGAACATCTTCTCCTCAACGAGGTCGTAGAACTCGACCACCACGATGTAGTCGTCGGCAGTGGTCTCGACAGGCTCGTTGGCCCGGCGGTTGGTCGGGGTGTTGTCCGCATCCTGCGTGTCGAGGTAGCGGCTGAAGGTGCGCTTGGCGTACTGCTTCGCCCCGTACTTGGCCTTGGCGGCTGCGATTGGCAGGTAGTAGCGGTGGCCGATGTAGCGCTGTGTCGCCCAGCTCGAGGCGGTGTCGTCGACCAGCACATCCCACGGGCAGACAGGCGTGGCGTCCACCCGCTGCAGCACGTCGGGCGCGTCGGTCGCGGTGAGCTTGAGCGCGGCCCAGGGGTAGATGAGGGCGAGGCGCATGGCGTCCTCGACCTGGCGGCGCGTGGAGGTCAGCCAGTTGTTGGCGACCTCCTGCGTCAGCTCCGCATCGCCGTGTCCCCGCAGGTCTGGGGCCACCACCACGGACGGGTCGCGGACGAAGAGGCTGGCGATGTAGCTCTCGACCAGCTCGTAGGCGCGGCTCGTCTCGATGAGCAAGGCCTCGTCGTAGACCGGCGACCGGCGCCAGTAGCGCATGAGGTAGGCGTTGCGCAGCCTGCGCATCTCGGGGCGCAGGTCATCCCAGTAGCGCTCGTGCGCCTCGTAGATCGAGCGCGCTGTGCTGACGTTGATCATGTCGTCCTCCACGGCAATGCGGACTTCCGGATCTTCGCGATGCGCCTCTCCTTGATGAAGGCGTTCATCGCTCCGGCCGAGCTCTCTCGGCGTTGACTGGCTGGCGCTGAGCGGACGCACCGGTACGCGAGGGCCATCGCCATGGCGAGGTCGTCATGTAGTCCGGGCGGCGCTTCCGGGGTGACCTTCCGGATCTCGAGCGAGCGCAGCTCCATCAAGGTCGACTGGTCCAGGGCGAAGATGACCCTGCTCTTGATGTGCTCGCGCAGCACGTCGTAGGCGTCGAGCTTGCTTCGGGCGGTCGTGACCCAGGGCTTGCCGTCGCCGTCGGCCCACAGCTTCTTGTACCGGAGGCGGTCAAGCTCGCGAAGGACGACGTGCCCGTGGTTGTTGCTCTCGCACAGGACCAAGGCGTGGTTGTAGCGCTCGGCGGTCAGCGCCACCCGAGCCGCCCACTCGTGAGGTGCGAGGCGGTTGTCCCGCTCGATGTAGGCGGGCTGCAGGTCGGAGAGGTTGACCACCACCATGGCCGAGTAGTCGCTGCCCACGCCGCCGCCGACGTCGACGCCGATCACATAGCCGACGCCCTCCTCTGGCTCTTGGAGCTCCCGCTTGGTGCTGTCGAACCAGACCTCCTCGATGGCGTCGAGATCGGCAGGGTCCAGGAAGGTGGACTCACGCGAGAGGAACGCGTCGTCCATGCAGGCCGGGTACTCGCGCCGGAACTTGGCGAGGCCGAGCGTCTGCACCTGGCGGCGCCGCCACCACAGCTGCGCGTCGTCCAGCCCGTAGCGGTCGGCGAGCTCGTCCTCCTCGCCGGTGCGGCTCCAGTCCTCGGGCAGCTCGTCGTCTCGGTAGGGCTCGTGCTGCCACCACCAGTAGGTGAACACCGTCCACCCGTTCTCGGGCGCGCCCTCGATGAGGCGGTGGAAGGCGTCGCCTGGGGCGTTGACCGTGGACTCGATGACCAGAGGGCCCTCGCCCACCGTGCTCATCGACTGGGCGAGGACCTCGTCGGCGTCGTTGTAGAAGGCGAACTCGCTGAGGTGCCCGCCGGTGAACTCGAAGGAGCGGGTGCCCCCGCGCCCGCCGGTCGTGAACGAGCTGAAGCCAGCCCGCGTGTCAGCGAAGACGGTGTCCTCGGCGCTGTCGACCTCGAGGTCACGGCGCAGCAGGCGGGGCAGCTCGTTGAGCCAGCGCCTGTCCATCCGTCGGAGGTTGCGGGCGGACCTGTCGTGGAAGCTGAGCACCGCGAACGAGGTGGGGGTCGGGCTGATGTAGGCGCGGTGGAACTGCCACGCGCGCACCGCCGTGCTGACGCCCAGCTGCCGGGCCTTGATGACGATGACGCGGTTGCTTGTGTCCATCACCTCCCACAGCCGGCGCTGGGCTGGGTTCGGCGTGAACGGGACGAAGGCCTGCTTCTGCTTGTGCTTGATCCGCAGCAGCTGCACGAACCTGTCCCGGTCGTCCAGCAGCCCACGCACCTGCTGGCGCATGTGGGCCGGCACCAGGGCGGGGATGTGGATGGACGCGCTCAACGGTGCAGCCTCAGCACGTTGGCCAGCTCTTCCTCTTCGTCAGGCGCAGGCAGCGCGCCCAAGGCCGGGGTCGAGGTGACCGGCTTCTTGGCGTAGACCTCGCCCAAGATCCACTTGGCCAGGTCGACAGCGACGCGGTCGCCCTTGCCCCGCTCGAGCGTGGACTGGATCGTGCCGACCGCGGCCGGCACCATCTCAGCCAGGCGCTGCCCGACATCGGCCTCGGACAGCGGCGGAGGCGGACGCTGCGCCCGGTAGTCGCGGCACCACGCCTTGACGTTGGTCAGGCCCCAGCGCGTGTAGAGGCAGGCCTGGCTGACCAGCCCCTCCTTCACTGCGGAGATCGGCTCGTCGTCGAGGTTGCGCTCGACCAACCACGCGACGACCTCAAGCTGCCGTTTGGTCAGAGCCATCGACGCCTCCCTTCAGGCTGGCCATCGCGACCAGCGACCGCACCCAATCGAGTGGCAGCTCGACCGTGACCATGGTGCCATGCTCATCGCACCGGCGTCGGCGCGCGACAAGCGGGACTTGCGCACCCAGGTCTTGGACGAACCTGATGCCGATCTTCTGTGCCGTGCGGGTCGCGACGCAGTCCATCTTCCGACCGCAGACCGGGCATGCGAGCTGGGACATTGGAGCTCCTACATGCCGAATGTAGCACGCCAGATGTAGCGCGTCAAGCCATGAAGAGGTGCCGCTGCGCGAGCGGCGCCCCGCTGCGGCGGCTGGTGGGAGGACTTCCTCGACGACCGCCAATCTGACATGCGGGCTGATTCTGACCGCCACCTTCCCGCCTGCCACGAAGACCTGCCGACCAGCTCCGCCCGATCCACACAGCCGTCCGCCCTGCAGCGGAGCGCGTCCATGCAGGACCCCTGTTGCAGCCGATTGCCATGGATGAACGCCTGGCATCGCCGAATCTGCAAGCGCTGCAGGGGACAGGGGTCGTTTCCCGTATATCCCTAAGCGTGTGGTGGCGTACTGGCGTGCTGCGCTGCGGCATACTCTACTACTACTACTACTACTTACTCTCTATAAGATATACTATTACCCCTTGTAACCCTTGTAAGTAGAGAAGAACAAAGGATGCAGGCTCATCTTCGGTGCAACCGGGTACTGTTGCAGCGCTCTTGCACCACCCCTGCACGAGGCGCGGCGCGCGGGGCACCAAGCACACCGGCGATTGAGTCCTGCCAGGAACCAGAGCCGTGCGAGCAGGTCGACAGCGTTAGCATCTCTCCACCGAAAGCAGAGGTTATGCTAACCCTGGACTCCCACCACATGGAGCACCCATGCCTTCGACCCGTCCCATCCACGTCCCTCTCGACCTGCACCGCGCCCTTCGTCTGCTCGCCATCGTCTCGGGCCAGACCGAGGGCGAGGTCGTGTACCACCTGTGCTTCCCGCTCATCCGCGACGAGAGCCACCGGCAGATCGCCAAGCTCCACGCGGCGATGGGGCCCGTCGTCTCGAGCGTGCGGCCCGAGCCTGGGCACCTGCCGGTGCGCACGACCCTGCCGTCGGACCGGAGCCGAGCCGGCACGCTGCGCACTGGCCGCGTGCCTCGCCCCCGCGGCGGCACCTAAAGCGACGAGGCGGGCCGCCGTCAGCGACCCGCCCCAGAGTGACCGCGAGAATGTCCACCACCACGAGGACCTACGACATGTCACCTCAGAAGTATACCTCGGCGATCTGGCCGACGCCAGACCCCGGCACCTCTTACGCCCGCCGTGTGCATGGCGGCCAGCACTACATCTCGACCGGCTTGTTCAGACCCACTGGCGAGAAGGCTCCTGACCTGCACCGCCCGACCAGCTGCTTCTTCGACTTCGACCTCGTGGACTTCTTCGACGGCCTGCGCCGTGGGGGCGGAGCCGAGATCGAGAAGACCGCCAAGGAGCGCAAGGCCTCGCTCTACGCGTGGGCGCACGAGGACGCAGACCGCTTCACCCAGTGGCGCGACCGCTTCGAGCAGCTCGTGCTCGACACGGTGCCGGAGCTGATGGGGCGAGCGCCGACGCTGGTGGTCGACAGCGGCTGGGGCCTGCACCTGCACTACGCCTGGCGGACGGAGGAGTCCTGCGGGTCCTCCGGGTCCTGCGGGTGGTCGCACCCCGAGCACACCGACCGCTACGCCGCAGCCCACCGGGCCATCGTCGCTGAGCTCAATCGCCGGCTGCGAGACCTGAGCCACAGCTTCGGGGCGGACTGGCAGGACGCGGCGGACAACACCTGCGATGCCGGCACGCGCTTGGCGCGGGAGCCTGGGACCCTCAACACCAAGTCGCCGCACGAGGACATCGAGGTCAGCGTGATCGACGGCGCGGACACCGACATTGACCTCGTCTACCTCGAGCTGGTGGCGGCGCAGTACACCCCGAAGGTCGTCGTCGAAGAGCCCCGCGCCCGCAAGCCCAGGGCCGCCGGCGAGCGGGGCACCTCCTCGCGGAGCGGCCCCCTCACATCGGAGCGCGTGGACTTCGGGGCCATGGTCGTCCAGACCGAGAGGGGCGAGATGACCGTGGCCCAGATCGGCGACACCCTGCAGCCAGGCGAGCGGGTGGACGTGGTCTGCCCGGTCGCCGGGACCTCCATCGGGAGCGCCTTCGTCAGCAAGGATGAGAAGGGCCGCCTCCGTCTCACCTCAAACGCAGCGAGCATCACCTACATGCA